AGGTTCTAATACAACAGTTCCTGGTGCTACAACGTCAGCTGCAGGTGTTATATCTGCTTCTGATAAATCTAAGCTAAACGGTATAGCAACTAGTGCTAACAATTACTCACACCCAACAGGTGCAGGTAATAAGCATATACCTACTGGTGGAGCTACAGACCAAATACTCAAGTACTCTTCTTCGGGTACAGCAGTTTGGGCAGACCCTGCTTCTTCAAGCCCTCACTTAGCGGTATCAGTATCAGGTGCATCACAATCGTTAGACGTAGGTACTTACAACTTCTTCGACGCAGGGGCAATATCGCAAGATGTTACTCTTAGTTTTACCAATGTTCCTACTAATGCTAGATGGTGGTATAGATATGAGCCTCAAGTTACAGCAGCAGGTGCTTATGATGTTAGTGTTATTGACTCTCTTCAACCTAATTCTGGGAGCTATTCTCTTACTCAAGGTACTGGTAATCAATTACCTACAGATATAACATTTAAACCTGATGGTACTAGAATGTGGCATACTGACGCAACTACATCTAATCGTTATGTATATCAACACGACTTAAGCACAGCTTGGGATGTTACTACAGCATCATATGACACTAGTTTCTATATATCAGGGGATTCCGGAGTTCAAAGTGTTGCTTTCAAATCTGATGGTACTAGACTTTACATAGTAGGGAACTCGTCAGACCATGTCAGGTCATATTCTCTGTCTACAGCGTGGGACGTTAGTACTGCTTCCGTTTATAGAAGTGAAAATATTGGGTCTCAAACTGGACTCCCTTACGATTTATCTTGGAAATCTGACGGAACTAAAGCTTATGTAAGCACAAATAATAAGATATTTGAGTATAATGTAAGTCCAACTGCTTGGTATATCTATGATTTTGCCTACTCAAAACAATATTCTTTTGTAGGAAACGGAACACCAAGCCATTATGGTGTAGAGTTTAGTTCTGATGGAACTAAAATGTTTGCGGTTGACAATAGCTATGGTGGAGGTATTGTCACTTATAACCTAAGTACAGCTTGGGACGTTGGCACAGCCTCCCCTGAAGGTGGTGCAATACTAACTGCTACTACGCAGTTATATGCATCGAGTAACCTACATGGAATAACATTTAACAGTACTGGTGATAGGGTTTATACTTGTGACTGGAACAGCAAGAAAATACAACAATGGCCTTGTGGTACTGCGGCAACAATAACTCTACCTTCTTCTGTAAGAGGGACAAAGCAAACTAATGTTTCTGGCACCCAGGTTTTGTTGGAGTTTGAAACTTCAGATGGCGGTACAACGGTTAACTTATTATCAGAGGAGATTATTACACTATGATGCAACTAGTAAAAATAATAGACGGGCAACCTATACCTTATACTTACGAAAGATTTCGTAAAGACAACCCCTTTACTAGCTATGGTATACACCCTTCAAGTTCTCAGTTAAAAGAACAAGATGTTTATAAAGTTATGGTTGAAGTAGAACCTGCAGAAATTACTGGATTTAAAATAGTTCTTGCTTCTTTACCAACATTTAAAGACGGTGCATGGGTGTTATGTTATAGTCATGTAGCGTTAAATGAGGATGAAGTTCGTGAATTTCGTAACCAAGAGCTAAGTAAGACTGATTGGATGGCGGTTTCTGACCGTACTTTAACTAATTCTGAATTAGCTTATCGTCAAGCTTTACGAGATATCCCACAACAAGAAAGCTTTCCTGACAATATAACGTGGCCTACTAAACCAGAGTAAAAATAATAAATAAATTTTAATTTAACTAAAGGAGATTAATATGACTGAAGACAAAAAGGTTATAACAATCAATGAAAAAGACTACACAGAAGATCAACTAACAGATCAACAAAAAACTATTATAAACCATATAAACTCTTTACAACAAAAGATTGGTTCAGCAGAGTTTAACCTTGATCAATTAAAAGTAGGTAAAGATGCTTTTATGCTTATGCTTAACAATTCTCTAGAAGAAGAAGAAGAAACTAAGGAAGAAGCAGCATAGTCCCCTATTAAAAGGATGAGGTATCCCCTCCCTTAAACTATTATTAAGTAAGTTACACCTAAGGCAACACAGGTGTAACTTACATTATCTAAGGAGAACACAGATGATAACCGACTACCAAACATTTATACACCTTTCTCGTTATTCTAGATGGTTAGAAACAGAGAACCGAAGAGAGAACTGGGAAGAAACAGTAACTCGTTATATGTCAACATGGAAAGACATGATTGATGATGAGACTTACAAGAAGTTATTTAAATACATTTCAGGCTTAGGTGTTATGCCTTCTATGAGAGCTATGTGGGCTAGTGGTCCTGCTCTAGAACGTAATAACATTACTGGCTATAACTGTTCATATCTTAAGATAGATACACCTCGTGCATTTGATGAGGCAATGTATATACTTATGTGTGGTACAGGCGTAGGTTTTTCAGTAGAAGCTATTGATGTAAATAAACTACCATATATTAACGATCACTTTGAAGTATCAGAGAGATTAATTAGAGTAGAAGATTCTAAAGAAGGTTGGGCTAAAGCTTTACGTAAGCATATAGCAGACTTATACTTAGGTAGAGTACATTACTTTGATTACTCAGATGTAAGACCTGCAGGCGCTAAACTAAAAACAATGGGTGGCAGAGCTTCAGGTCCAGAGCCGTTAAAAGAACTTATAGATTTTACAACCGCTTTATTTAAGAGAGCTGGTGGACGTAAACTAACCCCATTAGAATGTCATGATCTTATGTGTAAGATAGGTGAGATTGTAGTAGTAGGTGGTGTACGTAGGTCTGCCATGATATCCTTAAGTGATTTAGGTGACCACACTATGCAGGGCGCTAAGTCAGGTGCATGGTGGGAAAACAATGCTCAACGGGCATTAGCTAACAACTCAGCAGTATACTTACAAAAGCCAGATGGCTTAACATTTATGAAAGAGTGGACTGCTCTTATTGAATCTAACTCAGGTGAACGAGGAATATACTCTCGTTATGGTGCTCAAGCAACTGCTCCTGAACGAAGAGATTCTGATAAAATTCATGGGACTAACCCTTGTGCAGAGATAGCACTTAGGTCTAATCAGTTCTGTAACTTAACAGAAGTAGTACTTCGTAGTGAAGATACTCTTAAAACAATTAAAGAAAAAGTAGAGTGTGCAACGATTCTAGGCACATTACAATCTACATTAATTAACTTCCCTTATTTACGTAAAGTATGGAATTCAAATACAGAAGAAGAACGTCTACTAGGTGTATCTTTAACTGGTGTATGTGATTGTCCAGTACTATTTAATGCTAAAGAAAAAGATATACAGGAACTACGTGATTACGCTATTAAAGTAAACGTAGAGTGGGCTAAACGCCTTAATATACCTGCATCTACTTCTATAACAACGATTAAGCCTTCGGGTACTGTTAGTCAACTTGTAAACAGTTCATCAGGAATACATGGTCGCTTTGCACCATACTATATCCGTACTGTACGAGGAGACAATAAGGACCCATTGACTGACTTTATGAAGCAGACAGGTGTGCCGAGTGAACCCTGTGCAATGAAGCCTGACAGTACCACTGTGTTTTCTTTTCCTATCGAAAGCCCTAAAGGTTCTGTGATGGCTAATGAGTTGAGTGCTATCGAGCAATTAAAACTATGGTTGAAGTTAAAACAGAACTGGGCAGAACATTCTGTGTCTATTACGGTATATGTTAAAGACACTGAGTGGTTAGATGTAGGTGCCTGGGTATATAAGAACTTCGACCAAATAACAGGTGTGTCGTTCTTACCTTATACTGAGCACTCGTATCAGCAAGCTCCGTACCAGCCTGTTTCGGAAAAAGAATATAATGAATCACTCGCACAATTTCCATCGTCAATCAACTGGAATGAACTCTCGGTTTATGAGCAGGAAGACAATACTGAAGGGGCACAAACGCTTGCATGCACTGCAGGGGGTTGTGAAATCTAATGGAAAGTTACTCGCTGATGGCAGTAATGACTCTATTAGACCTCGCCCTTGGAAAAGAAAGAGAAGAGTAAATGCTAGACTACGAGCCTTCAGATTACGTTGTGCTCGTAGAAAATTCAAACAGATAGGAATTAATATAGAGGAATAATAAATGCCAACAATACCATTACAAAATTTGGGTATCAAAGGCTTGAATACAGATACGCCACCACAGGCATTATCTCCTGAAAATTTTTCAGAGGGTCTCAATATGAGATCCTTTGATGGTTCTCTTCAAGGTGTTCCAGCTTTTCCTACAGCGTTTGATACTAATACTACAGGGACTACTGCTAGAGACGTATTAGCAGTTACCCAATGGACCCCTGTTGGTTCTAATCAATTTAATTTAGCTTATTTATATGA